GGAGAATCTGGCTCGCCGAAGCTATTCGCGTATAGCGCTTTGTTTCACAAGATATTGTACAGTTGCGAACTGCATAATACTTCTGTCTAACCCTTCTTGGTTATACGATGGAACAAAGCCTTTAATCGACTTACTACTTTCATATGTGACTGGTAACTTTTGAAAGAAGTTGGGAATTTCTAAGCCAAGCTTAAATTTATCTCCCTTGATAAAGAATTGGATAAGTTCTTCGAAGTAAGGCAGGTTCTTACAATTTTCGAGAATCATGATCCATCGAAGTGTCTCCATCTCGGCACTCCATTTCGCGGCGTCGTGGAACCGCTCGGGATGCATCGCAGTGTTCAGCGCGAGAATACTGGGATAATTACCTTTATTGATATTTAGCCGTTCATCAAAATATCGTTGTAGGTAAACGGTCGTATGTTTGTCGAATCTCTGCTTGTCTGGACTCAGCACGAGGTTTAGTCGGCCTGATTCGTCATTCATTACATCCTTCACCATTGCCTCGGTCCATAAGTCACTATTGTAATTAAACACAAGATCGTCGCCTAAACCTTGGGACTCTGTTAACAAGTGTCCTTTGTTCATAGCTATGTAATAACTATAGGTACAAGTTAGATAGTAAGAAACTATCGACTCGAGAAAATTGGTTAAACCCGATCCAGACATTAGTCCATGCTCTCCCTTGACTAGTTTGTCAATCTGTGTCATCACTGGGATGTTAAATACATGCTGGATAATTTTGTTCCACTCATCGTGGTAACTTGATTGGTAAAAGTCTTTAGTTACTTCGAAGACTAGTTCTCCGAGCATTGAGTTAAAGTACTTATCCATTGACGTATAATCTTGTTGTACATAAGATTTGTCTTTCTGGAAGAAATTAGTTCGTCCAAAAGCAAATTCAACAGATTCGAATCCTTCCCAAGCTGCAAAGAATGGGTTGTTCGTACTACGTATATGGTCCATCAACGGGTATAAATATTGCTTTTCAACAATATTGGTGCTAAATGGTGCGAGGAATATAAATCTTTCTTTTCCGCGCTGACTCCTAGAACCCAAAATCATAGGATATTCATACCATTTGCCGGACTTTGCGTCCTCGATTGCTTTTCGTAAAACGGAAGGATCGTTACGTTTAGCAAAATCGGGAGATCCAGAATTAGTTATTAACTTGTCGTCATACTGGTCTCTCTTAACGACAGTTTCGACTGTAAGAGGTCGTTTATCTCT